ACTTACTTTTTTTTTACCCAAATTCTAGCGTTTTTTTACCTCTAAAGTTTTTTGTTTATTGTTATAACAGAGTTAAAAGACATAAATTGTATGTTAAAACAGAGCGCTTTTTAGTAAATGAGTACCCCTATGGTAAAAACCGACTATTATGAATGCTATGAAACACAAAATACACCCCGACTTAGATAATCTAAAAACTAGCGTAGATGATTTAAGGCATTTAGAGGGCAATCCTCGTATAGGAGATATAGACGCGGTAGCTAAAAGCTATGATGAGTTTGGACAACGTAAGCCTATAGTAGCTACACAAGATGGGGAGGTTATAGGCGGTAACCACCAACTAGCGGCAGCAAAAAGATTAGGTTGGACACATATAGCCGTCGTATTTACAGATGACGACGAATTAAAAGCTAAAGCTTTTGCTTTAGCCGATAATAAAACTAGCGACTTAGGAACTTACGATAATGATTTACTAAGCGAAATGTTATCTAGTGTTGCAAGTGACCCAAAACTTTTAGCGGCAACAAGTTTTAAAGAAGAAGATTTATTAAATTTGAGTTACAACCCTGATGATGACATAAATAAAAGAGATTTTGTAAAAGATTTTGGCGCGCCACCTTTTTCAACTTTAGACACGCGCCAAGGATATTGGCAGGACAGAAAAAGAGAATGGATAGAATTTGGAATTAAAAGTGAGTTAGGACGCGAAGAAGATATGATTTTTTCAATACAACCTAGACAATATTCAAAAAAACCTAGTGAAATGACAGGTACGAGCGTATTTGACCCGGTGTTAACTGAGTTAATGTATAAATGGTTTAGCGCACCCGGTAGCGAAATAATAGATCCGTTTGCGGGTGGTAGCGTTAGGGGTATAGTAGCTAGTAAATTAGGTCGTAACTATACAGGTATAGATTTAGCAAAAGATCAAATAGAAGAAAACAAAAAACAAGCTAAAGAATTAGTTCCTACAAATATACCTAACTGGATAAGCGGTAATAGTTTAGATGTTAAAAAACTAGCCGGAGATAAAGAGTATGACTTTTTATTTACGTGTCCGCCTTATGGGTTTTTAGAAGTTTATAGCGATGATCCTACAGATTTAAGCAATATGACTACGGCAGAATTTAACGAAACCTATGCACAAATATTAGCTAATAGCGTTAGCCTATTAAAAAATAATCGTTTTGCCGGTATTGTTATAGGCGAATACAGAGAAAAAAAGACTACTGCCTATGTAGATTTTGTAGGTACAACCGTAGAAGCTTTTAGATCCGTAGGAATGGAATACTATAATGAGTTTGTTTTAATAAATGTACCGGGTAGCGCACCCTTAAGAGCGGGTAAGTATTTTGAAACAGGCCGTAAGGTAGCTAAGACCCACCAAAATGTTTTAATATTTGTAAAAGGAGATTATAAAAAAGCAACAGAGTATTGCGGGGACGTTGTAGGCGTAGATTTAAATAATGAAACCGAGTAAACAGTTTATAAAAGCTGACGCTATTAAATGGCTAGAAGATAATAAAGGCTTAGGAAGTATTATTACAAGCCCACCAGACGCGGAAGAAGTAAATTTAGAAATTAACGAATGGATAAACTGGTTTAGTAATGCTATAGAAATAACTTTAAAAGCTACTAAAAAAAATACACCTACTATATTTATAGTTACAGACCGCAAACACGATAAACAAATAATAAGCAAAGCTAATATGATTTTTATAGTTGCTAATAAACTTAAAAGAGTTTTACAATTTCATAAAATAGCTTTACGGCTACCTATTAATACTCCAAGCATTTTTAGACCGGCTTATACTCATTTATTAGCTTTTAATAATATAAACGATGCAAAAGATTTTAAGACACAAGGATCAGACGTTTACCATAGAGGGCAAACTATTTATAAAGACGGTACGGGTTTAGAGGCGGCAATAAGAATGGTTAAATATGCCGGTAATTTTAGCGACACAATTATTAATCCTTTTAGCGGTAGTGGTACTATTTGTCACATAGCAGAAAAATACGGATACAATTCTATTGGAATTGAGTTATTAGAAAGCCAAATAAAACTAGCAAAAAAAGTAAAGATTTCATAATGAGTAAAAGAGGACGCATACCTAAAAAGGCTGAATTAAAAACAGGGCATAGGGATAATAGCCTACAGGTTTTAAAGGGCGGTGCAGAATTTACAAAACCTAAAGCAAAACACCAATGGCTTGCCGCTACGAAACGTAATTGGAAAAATTATTGGAATAGTGAATTAAGTAGTACCGCCCAAGCAGTAGATTTACCGGCATTTTTTAGATTGTTTCAATTTTATGATGAGGTAGACAGGGCTAACCGTATGATTTTAAAACTAGGTAATAACGGTTTACTTAGTGTAGGTAGCCAAGGCCAACCTAAAGTTAACCCGCTAATTGATCTAACTATTAAATTAGAAAGTAGTATTTTAAAACTAGAACAAGAGCTAGGCCTAACACCATTAGCCCGACAGCGTTTAGGAATTGCATTCGGTGAAGCCCAAGTAGGCTTTAAACAATTACAAGAGTTTTTAAAAGAAGATAGATTAGAAACTATTGACCCTAGAACGTTAATGCAACAACTAGAGGAAGAATAATGTCGGGTATAAAGAATAGCGATGAGTATAACGATAAATTTNAACTTAATAATAAAANAGGTAAAGAATTAATAAGGTGTAAAGCTTGCGGTGAAATGTTTTATCAAATAGGTAAAATTAAAATATGTTTTTGGTGCGATAGTGAAGAAGAATAATTTACCGGCTACTAATGGAGCTAGGGTAGTTAGGTTTATTGAAAAGTTTTGCGTACACGGTGAGGGAGACTTTTTTGGNGAGCCTTTTATTTTAGATAATTGGCAAAAAGCTATTATNTACGATTTATATGAAGTTAATGATGATAATACTAGAAAATATAGAGAGGCATTAATAGGNCTTCCNAAAGGAAACGGCAAAACCGCTCTTGCCGCAGCTATTGGCTTATACGAGCTATTAGGTAGCGGGGTTACNTCGCCATTAGTAGCAGTAGCGGCAGCTAGTTATGAGCAGGCAAACTTAGTTTTTGGAACTATGAAAATAATGTGCGAAGAAAGTGTCATATTAAATGATATGGTCGAAACATTTGAAAATGAAATACAAGTTAAAAACGCGCCGGGAAGAGCATACAGGGTTGCCGCTAAAGCTGGTACGGCGGACGGCGGGCGTAATAGTTGTTTAATAGCTGATGAAATCCACGAATGGGCAAATATAAACCAAGAAAGAGTTCATTATGTATTATCAAACAACACCGCTAAACGTAAAGACGGTTTAGTACTTAATATAACTACGGCCGGTTATAACTTAGACAGTTTAGCCGGGCGTTTATATCAACGCGGACTTAAAAAGGAAACCGGAGAAAATGATGACCCGGAATACTATTTTAAATGGATAGGGGCTAAAGAGGGCGACGATTATGAGGCTAAAAAAACCTGGAAAGATGTTAACCCGGCGATACAAAATGATTGGTGGCCTTTAGAAAATCTTAACCGTAGATTTAAAAGCCTACCTATGCACGAGTTTCAAAGATACCATTTAAACCAATGGACTCGTACAGAAGAAGAAAGTTGGTTACCGGCTAGCGCTTGGGATAACTGTACTGGCGAAATAGTGTTTAGTGATACCGCTGAAACTTTCTTAGGGGTAGATATGGCTTTGCACCACGATAGCGTAGCTATTGTACACGGACAAAAAGATAAAAATAATAAAATTATATTAGATAGTAAAATTTGGCACCCCGATGATTACGACGTAATAGATATACAAGAAGTAGAGCGTTATATTTTAGACTTAGTAGTTAAATACAACGTAAAAGAAGTAGCGTATGACCCGGCATTTTTTGAGCGAAGCGCACAGGTTTTACTTGATAACGGCGTGCCTATGGTTAACTTTCCTCAAAGCCACGCTAGAATGGTACCGGCCTGCGGAAATGCTTTTGATTTAATTGTAAATAAAAAGGTTATTCACAACGCTACGGCTACCTTTACGGATCAAGTTTTAAGCGCGGCACAAAAAGTTACAGATAGCGGTTGGCGTTTAAGTAAAGGTAGATCAAAAAGAAAAATAGACGGGGCTATAGCTTTAGTTATAATGTTAGACAGAATAACCGCACCTACACCATTAGAAGCACCGGTGAGTATAATAAACTTATGATTAATAAAGATATTATGACAACACTAGCCGAAGTTATAGGGGCTAGCCTTATAATTTACGGTGTATACAATATAAACGCTAGCTTAGGTATAGTTACCGGCGGTATTTTTTTATTAGTAGGAAGTTATTTAATAAGTAGATGAGTTTTTTTAATCGTGATAATAGAAACGCAAGCCTAGGTAATTTAGCTGACCTTTTACAACTTAGGGAGGGCGGTTTATTTAATTACACGGGAGAAAAAGTAAATGAAAAAAGCGCTTTAGGTATTAGCGCCGTGTTAAGCGCTATCTCTTTAATAGCAGATAGTATAAGTATTTTACCTATAAAAACAATAAGATACGAGGGCGACAAAAAAGTATTCACTGAAAAGCCACGTATTTTTGAAAAACCTAACCATAACCAAACTATATTTGAAGTTATACACCAAGTTATTACAAGCTTACTAATGCACGGTAATGCCTTTTTATTAATAGATAAAGACCGACAAGGTAGGCCTATAGCTATGACCCCTATACATACAGATAGAGTGAATGTTGAAATGAAAGCCGGGGTAAAAGTATACATTATAGGATCTAAAACAAACCAAAGAACACTAACGGACGATAATATACTTCATTTAAAATGGATTAGTTATCCAGGTAGCTTAGTAGGTGTAAGCCCGTTAAAAGTAAACGCTAATACTTACGGCTTAGCGTTAGCTATGGAAAGACACATATCACAATTTTACGGACAGGGCGGTACGCCTAGTAGCATACTAGAAACCGACAAAGACTTAACTAGTGAGCAAGCTAAATTCTTACAAGAAAATTGGCAAGTTACACATAACAGAAATAGAAAACCGGCCGTACTTACAGGCGGTTTAAAATGGAAATCTATTAGCGCGGGAGCCGGTAGTGAATTAATAGAGGCTAGAGAACAAATTGTAAATGAAGTAGCCCGTATATTTAGAGTACCGGCGCATTTAATAAACAGTAAAGACGGCTCTAATGTTTATAGTAATATAGAAAGTAACGGTTTAGCTTTTATTAGGCACACGTTATTACCTTATATAAGAAGAATAGAAGACGGCTTAACTACTTTATTACCGGGTAAACAAATAGTAAAACTAGACACAGAAGAATACGCTAGAGGCGATATGTTTAGCCGGGTTAGAACTTTTCAAGTAGCAATTTCTAGCGGTTTAATGACACCTAACGAAGCTAGAAATAAATTAGATTTAGAGGGTTACGAGGGCGGAGATAAATTTTATCTAGGGCTACAAGGGGCGGCAATAGACCCTAGCATACCACCGATAGGCGAAGACAATCACAACCCTAAAAAAGATTTATTAGATACCGATAATATAGATACACCTACGCCGTAGTTTAGGTAATGCCCTACTCAATAACACATAACCACCCGGATTGCCCTAAAGAAAGTGGGGAAATGGGTAAAGATCAAATAGGAGGACACGCCGTAGTTAAAGATAGCGATAATAGTTTAATAGGGTGTCATAAAACGCACGAAAGCGCAGAGGAACATTTGTTAGCTTTAAATATAGCTATGAGCGAAGAAAAAAGTTTAAACGATAGTATAGAAACTAGAGCAGTAGATTTAAGCGCCCCGGCATTTATGAAAAAAAATATGAAACGGGGTCTTGATAATCTTAATAAAGCGGGTAGCGGTTTAACTTCTAAAACAACAAGGGACGCTCGTAACATTATTAACACGGGTAAAGTTAGTCCGGCTAAAGCTAGGTTAATGTTTCCGTGGCACGCAAGACATTTAAGCGATTTAAAAAGAGAAAAAAGTAATCCTAATGACCCGGATACTTGGCGCGGAAGTGATGTAGCTTTTTTACTATGGGGTAGTAATCCTTGGACTAACCCTACTCAAGCAGGAGATTGGGCAAAAAGAAAAGTAGATCAATTAAACAAAGAGGACAGAAATTATGACATTAAAGTAAAGGCTATGTCACAAACGACTAAAATACTTAATAAACAAAGTAGGATTAATACCGTGAATAAAGAAACTGAAAATCGTAGCTTTACCTTAGCTAACGTAGAAATAAGAGAAAAAAAGGACGGCGAGTTAACTTATAACTTTAGTGGTTACGCAAGCGTATTTGACAAGCCTTACGGCGTAAGAGATAGCAAGGGCGCTTATACTGAAACAATAAAACCCGGAGCATTTAAAAAAACATTACAAGAGCAAGATGACGTGAGGTTTTTAGTAAACCACGACGGCATTCCTTTAGCTCGTAGCTCTAGCGGTACTTTAAGTTTAGAAGAAGATGATTACGGGCTATACGTAGAGGCGGAATTAGATCCTAACAACCCTACAGTTGCAGAAGTTGCAAGTGCTATGAAACGCGGAGACTTAGATCAAATGAGTTTTGCATTCGCAGCAGTGCGCGATGATTTTAACGGCGAAGTTAGAGATGTTCAAGAAGTAAGACTATTCGACGTAAGCGTAGTTACTTACCCGGCTAACAGTTGGGCGGGTGCTAATTTACGCGGAGTAGATTTAGGAGAATATCAAAAAGAATTAGTTGAGGCGCGTAGTGGAGATAGAGCTATTGAAGTTTTAGAACAGATAATTAACAAGCTAGAAAAAGAAAGCGAATTAGATATACGTTCTGAAAGTAATCCGGATATAGAAATCTTAAAAATTAAGATGAAAAGAAACGGGTTATTAAAAGACGTAACGCCGGAAGATTAACTTCCACCTTACGTATTGTAAATAACTAAAAGGATAAATTAATGAAACAATTAATAGAAGAAAGAGACGCAAAAACTCTTGAACTTAATGGTTTAGTTACTGAAATGGACGATATGGAAAAAGGCGAAGATTTAGACGGCAAAATTGTTAGATCTAACGAGCTTTTGGAAGAAATCAAAGTTTTAGACGGACAGATTAAGTCACAAGAGGAAGTGCGTAAAAACCTTAAAGAAGTAGAGGAAAGCAGAAAATCTTTAGATATTAAAGAAGAAGATATTTCTGAAACCCGCGCTGAAGTTAAGGAGCCGGATCTTTATAGAAAAGGCGGAGAGCACAATTTTATTAAAGACGCTTATAGTTCACGTAAAGGTGACTATAAAGCTTCTGAAAGAATTAATTCTCACCAAGAACACGAAGCAAGAGATGTTGGAACGGGAGCCTTTACCGGCTTAGTAGTTCCTCAGTACTTGTTAGATATGTACGCTCCTATTGCAAGAGCAGGATCCGCGTTTTATAATGCGGCCTCCAAAGAGCAGTTGCCTCAATTCGGAAACCAAATAGAAGTTTCTAGAATTACAACAGGATCAACAACAGCTCCTCAAGCAACAGAAAACGCAGCCGTATCTGAAACAGATATTGATGACACTTTATTGACTGTACCGGTTAACACAATCGCAGGTCAACAAGATGTTTCAAGACAAGCTCTTGAAAGAGGTGGCGGAAGTGGATTCTCATTAGAGAATGTAATTTTCCAAGACTTACTTTCAGCTTATTACACTACATTAGACCAACAAATGTGGACAGGAACAGGCGCAAACGGACAGCACAGAGGAATGATTCAAGTTACAGGAATCGGAGCAATCACTTATACTGATGCCTCGCCAACTGTTGCAGAAGCATTTCCTAAACTAGCTAACGCAGTACAAACTGTTAACTCAAACAGATTTGCACCGGCGACAGTTATTTGTATGCATCCTAGACGTTGGGGTTTCTTTACCGCAGGAGTTGACGGTAATAGTAGACCATTGGTATTGCCGCAAGGTAATAACCCGGACAACGCAATAGGCGTTGGTGAAGCGGCCGCTTACGGAAACGTAGTTGGTACTTTACTAGGCCTACCCGTTATTACAGACGCAAACGTTCAAACAAACGGTGGCGCCGGTGGTAATGAGGATTTAGTTTGGGCAATCAAAATGGACGACCTCAAAGTATTTGAGGACGGAGTTATGCAACTCAAATTTGAGGAAACTAACGCAGGTAACCTAACTACAAAAATGGTAGTTTATGGATATTCCGCGTTTGCCTCCGGTCGATACCCAGCGGGAGCAGCTTATGTTTCCGGAACAGGTTTCGTTCCACCTACTTTCTAATAAGAAGTAGATAAATTAAATTGGTGTTAGTGTCCGGCAACGGACACTTACACCGTATAGAAAGAAAAAATGAGTAATAAAGAAATAATAAAAGCATTAAAAGAAGAATTAAAACATTACGAAATTTACGGAAAGGCAAAACGTGCAGAAGAAGTTAAAAAAGCTATTAAAGACTTGGGCGGAAAAATTGAAACTGCTAGTAACAAACCTAAAGCCGAAAAAAAAGTAGTGAAGAAGTAATTATGCCAAAAGGTGTAGGATACGGAAGTACAAAAAAAATGAAAGGTCGTAAGTCTAAAGGCCGTAAAGGAAAATAATTTATGGCTATAGTTAACGGGTATATAACCCAAAACGATCTTAAAACTTT